TTTCCTAGTCCAAGGCTCAGACGGAAACATAATCGCATAGCCATACATAAACATAGATCTTATAGCCTGCTCGAACTTTGTTCTAAATCCGAACTGTTCGGTCATCATCTCTACGCGTTGTGACAATACTTCTGCCCTAACCTTAGATGGAGTGTCTGTACCTCTTGCATCGAATTTAAGGTAAGGATATAGATTGCTGAACCTACTAACTTGCGCAGCAACTCGCCGCGTTATGTACGACCGAATAATATTTACAGTCACCTCATACAGACGAAGTAAGTTAATATCTTTAACTGTCCCCTCATCATCATATGTAGTATACTGCTCAGCAAGTTCGGGATCTATTCCATCTAGCTTTGTGGCACACTGCTGAATATTTATTTTTCCCTGTGCGTACTGTAATAACGGAATCGAAAACTTATTAATAGGAAGAGAGTCCCATGCTAAATCGACTGCTAGGTACAGAGAGTGATTTTTACATGAATGATAAATGCCCTCATGTACACGACTGCGTACTAAATCAGTCAATCTCTCCTTGATCTTCCAATCCTTGGAGTCTGACTTTTTGCAGGTAAAAACTTCCCTAAGGCGCTGCTGTGTCGTGCCTGTCTTTTTGAGTATGTCGGGATGTACCATAAAAGTTAAATATGTCTGGAATTGAGTCCTTTATGAACTCACTCATGTATGTGGCTTCTAAGACTGTTAGGAGTAATGCACAGGGGCCAGTAACTGAGCCTCTTAGATAAGAGGCCTTGAAGGCAGATATGTTTGAGTTCAGTAAAGATACTAGTTCCTCCTCTGTGATACGGAGGTATCCTATTAACCTCTGTATACGATTTCGGTTCCAAACCTTGTTTACTCCAACCTCGTTATAATGAGCTTTGATTATTAGACTTGCAGGAGAGTACTTATCAAGACTCCTCTTCTTCGTCCTCTTCCTCTTCGTACTCATCATCCTCGTCATCATCCTCGTCATCATCCTCGTAATCATCCTCATCTTCCATTTCGATATCGTCTTCTGAACTCACATTGTCATGGACTTCATCGATAGTAGCAATGAACCTTTCGTCATCTAACTCTGAAACCGTAACTTCGAGGGTAAGCTTTACTTTACTTCCTGCTGAAATTCCCTCAAATAATTCAGAGACTTCAGGTTCGGATATATTCAATTGTACTAAGTCTTGCATCTTAATTTACGGTTATGTTATCGACTGAGAATTCTGCACCTGCTTGCCCGATTATGTAAGACTCTATAGTTCCAGCCTCAGTTGTTACCTTTCCATCCACATTAGCAGTCAAAGTAATTGTAATATTGTCATTATGCTCTAATGAAGGAAGCGCATTAATTGCCTCTTCGTCTAATTCTCCAGTAATAGTAATAATCGGCATAGTGTTACTTAATCTTTTGGGTTACAAAAGGTCAAGCATTTATTTCTATTATTGAGGATGTCCTTACATTGGGCGTAGGCATAGTTGTCTTAACATCATAAAACATAATGGGATAGGTCAGCGCATCAAATGAATGAATGTATACACTTCTCTTTGGCTTCATAGCCAAGCTAGGATCGTATTTGCCATCTTTACTCTTATCAGAAGAAAGATTCCTTACACTCTTGATTACATCCGTGCATTGTGCAGAAAATACAATTTCCTCCTGAACTAACTTTGATATTAGTAGCCGTACTCGGCCCTCAACAGACCCCGAAAACTTTGGTGCTGCCTTCATTCGAATAGGCTCCAAGCCGAACACTTCACATTTCTCCTTAGATATATCCTCAAAGTCCTTCACGTCATAAGAGCCTGTCTTTGCACGATACTGATTGAATGCAGAGTTGTCTGAGATGTGGATGTATTTGAAGTCTGTACCCACCAAATTATTCCAGTATTTCATCTTCCGGTACAAATACGGAACAATTTTCGTGTAAGGAATCTTTTGATTAATAAAAATCAATTCATCGAACACTATCCACATGCTTTTTTCCTTACCAATTAGGCACTGCATAAACACCATAGCATTATTTACTGAGCCTGGGTCATATCCAATTATTATAGGGAAACTAGGGTTAGGGATTATGCCTGATTTTGCATCTCCCTTAACATGAAGAGGTTTCGAAAAGTAGGGAGCTAATAAAGCATCGCCCGATGGTCTATCTATCCATTCACCCTCTAGCATCCTTTTCGCCTCGATTGGGTCATTTGAAACAGCCTGCATTACTCGCGAGTAATAACCCTCAGGAAGGTTTTTTTCGTTCTCTGCTATCTTTACATGTACTACATGATAATCGTGATTATAATTACCTTCATCGTCTAGCGGTGATTCAAAGAATCTTTTATACACCCAATGACTTGGCCCGTCAGGGTTGCATGCAGCGCAATACTGTTGGATTCCCTCAATGCCTTGCCTACGACCAAGTTGTTGAACCACAGCCTCGAAGTAAGAGGGAGAATCTAGGTTAGTAAGCTCATCGACAAAGACATAACTAGGTTCAAAACCTTTGATCCGGTCAATAAGCATTGTCCCGAATGGAGCAGACATAAGACTTATCCTCGACCAACCACCATATCGATTCTGAATATCAATATATGGAGCTTTCTGTAAGTCCATCTTTTCGTCTGTATAGTCTATCCCTAAACCCTCTTTCCACTCGGGTAGTACTTCGGTCTGCAATTTGTGCCAAACTCCACCCTGTGTGGCTTGTGACTTAACTCCAACTATAATTAGTGCCAAGGCATTAAAGTTTTCGTAGCAATGCCTAACAAGCTTATGCCCACCCAATACAAAAGTCTTACCCGAAGCACGTTCTCCATACGCTAAAATGTACTTTGATGTAGAATTAAAAAGTTCACTTTGGGATCCCGACAAAGAAGGAGACCATATTTCTTCTTCTGCTCCAACCTCTTCATCCTCGGTAAAGGCATCGAGGAAAGCTTTAGGATCAATCTTCTTTAGCCTCGGCACTTTGCATCTCCTTCAAAGGTCTGAATCCAGGCTTTTTCTTTTCTTTAACTTTATCCCTTTCTGACATTTTAATCATCAAGTCTAAACCATGAAGTAACCTGTCGTAAAATTTACCTTGTTGCTCGGTCGTCTGCAGAAATAGCTTAGTCCTTAATATCTCCTCCTCGGGATCCAATATCCCACTAGAAATATCGTCTCGTAGCTTTTCCCCTACTTCAAATAAAGCCATATTCTGTCGAATGGCTATTTTCTGAGTTACATCCAAGGCATTAGACATTAGTTGCCCGATGCCACCCTTCAGGTTCTGAAATACTTTTAACTTCTCAATGTTCTCAGGGTTCCTAAGCATTGTCTCGAGTTCACCCATGAACTCTTCCTTACCATTTTCCTTTAATGCTCCTAGAAACTCTTTGTGGTCTGGCGCAGGTGGAGGGTCTTTCCTGACCATAAGTTCAACATCGGAAGGCTCGTGTCCTTGGTTCCCGGCTACTTGCCAAATACTTTTAACCCTTGGATCCTTACGAACACGCTCTCGCATATTCCCCTCAGTCATGCCTAACTCTTTAGCTGCATCGGCATAGTTGCCGTCATGACGTCGCATCGCAGTAGCTAACTCCTCGGTACTATACTTTTTTCGTCTGGGCATTGAAAAATGACATTAGCATTGGTTTATATTTTTTAATCCAATCAGGACTACTTCGAAGATACGCAAAGCTTCCATTTGAAGCTAATGCATAAGCACCATTTCTCACTTGCCAGTCAAATAAATCGAAGTTGCAGCCTTGGCAAAACCTTTTAGCCTCACCAACGCTTATATCAGACCAGTCGTGCATCTGTGAGATAGATTGAACATCAAATAGATCCATGCCTGAATTGATCGCAATTTCTTCATCAGTGAGAACTCTAACTGCACTAGTTTTTCCGTTCTTGTTGCGAATCTTTTCTCGTGCTAAAAGCCTTACGAATATCGGTGGAAACTCGTCAAAGCATGCCCAGCCTTTACGTATTTTTCTCATTTTCTCTTTTAATCATTCTAGCTATCTGTCGATGCAAAGGTCTTAGCTTAAGATTTTCGTTAAATTTTTCCTTAGGACAACCCATGTCTCCGATGCAACTAATCTCACCATCGTCTGCTTTAAATCCAACTAACAGAAATGTTGAATAGTACTCTTTAAGTTTTGGTTCGACCTGATTTAGAATATCTTCATCCTTCATATTTTGATTCTCCAATACTGACATTGGAAACAACAACCTGTAAACAAAATAATTAAGTAACACAATGAAAATTCCCTTCTTGAACCTATTCAAAAAGGGGGTTCCAAGCATGCATGACACGCATGAGGTCGGCAGTTCGAATCTGCCATCTCCCACCACTCATAAGCCTCAAGAGGCTAATGGGTTATGCAATAATGTGAGCATTATTGATGCATACCTTATGTATATGAAGGCATGCGGTCAAAGGAACCTCCGTAAAGCAAGCTTGATGACCTATAAAACTAGGCTTACTAGCTTCCTAAATTGGACAGATTGTAAAACTGTTGACCAAATAACTAGGCAAGATGTCAAACGGTTTGCTGAAAGTTTCGATGGGAGATGGTCTAGGATCGGTCACAGAAATGATGTTTGTGGCTTTCTGAATTGGTGTGGAGACCAAGGCTTCTGCCCCGAAAGAAAGTTTACCAATGTTAAAATCCTTGAGGTTTTACAAGATGAGAACCCCATTGAGATTCTGTCAGTTAACCAGGCTAAGGATCTACTTAATAAAATGCCCGATAAGTTTAAAGGCAGAATAGCCATACAACTTTTCGCAGGTGTCAGACCATACGAGTCCTTGAAAATCGAAAGTAAGGATTTAGATTTGCAAGGTAAGAAGCTCTATATCCTCGGTGCAAATTCTAAGCTTCGGACGACTCGGGTACTCCATGATCTTCCTGATAATCTAATATCATGGGTTAGGAAATATGGGATAAGGGAAAAATTCACCTACAATGCCTACCGAATCGCAAGGCGCAGATATTTCGGTAGAATTGCCCATGATGCGATGCGTCATACCTTCTGCACCTATGCATACTTTACCATGGGTATGGAGCAGACTATGAGGTACACAGGTCATTCAAATTATAAAACTTTTCACCGACATTACTGCAGTTCTGTAGCCGAGAAAAAAGATGCAGTAAACTTTTTCAAGATTCGGCCTGTAGGCTAGATAAATACTGACATTCAAGCCGATGGCTAAAGCCGGCCCCCTTTAGCCATCGCTTGCAAATTTTTATATATCTGAATCTGATTCTGTATCTATGACTATGTCTATATCCTATGCCTATACCTATATAACAAATTCCAACTACCGAAATTAGTGGATTACGTATGAACTACGTTAAAACTACGTTAAAGTTCCGATTGGGTATTTTGTGAATGAGTAAAAGC